CTTTCACTCGACATAGACGAATCGTATGTCAAACATTGGATTTTACCACGTAAAGATACCGTGTACACATACCTGAGCGATGAAAAAGATCAATTCATCACTTTTTATAGTTTGGATTATGTACATAAACAGAGTGGTGAAACCATAAAACAGGCATACACCTTCTATAACGTCGGGAACTGTTTAAAAGATGCTATAATTATGGCACGTAATAGGGGATTCGATGTATATAATTGTATAAATATAGGTCTCGATGAAGATGAACTCCGAGAACACAAGTTTATGGAAGGTACAGGACATAACCACTATTACCTTTGGAATTGGAAAATTAACGAAGAAATTAAACCTAAGGATATAGGTTTTGTAATTATTTAACTCTATTTAAAAAAGAAAACCCATTATAAATAAATGGAGGAGATACGTAAGTACCATAACGAGTCTAAGCGTCTCCTCATCCAATCGGCTACCCGCGAAGGCGACAGTATTTTGGATGTAGGATGTGGATTCGGTGGTGATCTCCAAAAGTGGCGACACGCCGGTGCAAATATAAGCATGTGTGAACCGAACTCAGACGCACTTAAGGAGGCTAAGTCGCGCGCAAAGAACATGAAAATACGCGTTAATTTTTATGAAGGTGATATATTCGCGTGTCCACAAAGGAAATACGACGTCGTATGTTATAACTTTGCGTTACACTATATATTCGAATCACCCAAGTTATTCGAGACGTCTTTATTAGCAATTAAAAATAGACTTAAACCCGGGGGTCAATTCATAGGGATCATACCAAATTCCGATAAGATTATCATGAACACACCCGTAAAAGATGAGTTAGGGAACTACTTTCTAATGAAACATACGAGTTCGGGGAACTTTGGGGAAAAGTTATACGTCCATTTAGCCGATACACCGTATTATGCCGACGGACCAAAAGTCGAACCTATAGCGCATAAAGATATGTTTTTTACACGCATGGAGGATTTGGGGTTTACTTTAACATTGTGGGAAGATCTTAAAGGGAACCCGGTTTCGGATTTATATAGTAAATTTTGTTTCGTGTTTAAAAAGTAATCAGACTTTTTCATGGGTCCATAAATTTACCGTGTACCTCATAGTACCATTTAATAATTCGTTGGTATAATGTGGGTGTGTCCAATAAGGTGGAAATGCAATCGCTTGCCCTTTTTTTAATTTAATACTTCTTCCGTGTTCGGGAAAACATAATTCACCACCTTGATAATCCCCATTTAGAGCTACGATAATGCTAATATTTCTCAATTCCGATGCGGGACATTTTCCATCCTTATCGATTTGTTTACCGAGTAATACACCGTCTTTGTGTAATCGCGTCGCACCTGTAATTTTACGCAAGGTTGGTGTCGTGAACCCACCCATCTCTATGTCATATGTTTCTTTAAAGTTTTTACACAGTTTAAGTATCCTTTCAAACATAAGGTCGGTCACTTTTTTCTTATCATCTGGATCCGATAATTCTACTATATTGACACTATCGGCTACAACGTTTGCCCGTGGTCCATATTTCTCACGCCCTTTAACTGCATATGTGTTTGTTATATTTATGAAATACTTGCATTCCTTTTCAGTAAGAACATCATCGAATAGAAATATACCATCTTTTGGACATTTCGATTCCATTAAAGTAATATTGATTATTTTTTTTATATATGGTTATGATAAGATGATACTCACTATACTTCTACTTATCATAAACGTGATTATACTCATGAATATACAGGAACCCGAGAGATTATCTGAAGTTCGTGAAAAATACAGGACACTCAGAGAACACCTTAAGCAAACAAATAACGAAGAATTCAAAATGTTATGTAAAGAAATTCCAATTACCGCACACAGGCGTATGAACGGGTCTATAGGGTATAATGTGAGTAAAGGTAGTGATATAGGTTTGTGTATCGATGGTGAACCTAATGAAATATTCCATGTTTTAATACACGAACTCGCACACTGTACTGTAGATGAGTATTCACATAGTAAAGACTTCTGGAAAAAATTTGATGAACTCAGAACGATATGCGTTTCTTTAGGGATATACCGGGAAATACCACAAAGAACTGAATTTTGTGGTAAACACATCCAGGATAAATAATGTTTGGTATTAATAAAATGCAATCGTTCGGTGATTTAATGAAAGCGTATTTATTACTGAATACTTTACTCGCATCTTCGAGTGCCCCTCTACTTTTAAACAATAAATGGTTAAACATGTTTATAATCATGGTCGTTACACCATTAGTCATTACCGCGTTACCACGTGGTGGTGATATATTTGGGCGTTTAGCTATAGATGCACCATTTTTGATGGTTTCAACTTTACTAGGTATGGGTATGGTTGCAGGTGTTTCACAAATAAACAAAAGGTTCGAAAAAGATTTTAGAGATTATGGTAAAACTACGAAGAGTACTGGTACTGTTTTAGGACTTCGCGCAGTTGGTTTACTGTTCGGATTTCTCGTTTCCTATTTTATTTTTGGAAAAAGAATGTATAAACACTATAATGCCCCTTTATATTAAGCATATCTTCTCGCAAGGTAAAAGGCAATCGCCGCGACCATACCGGTCGACGCTAAGCCGATTGCACTTCGATTTCCCTGGTCGTTCAAAAACGATGGGACGAAGTTTGCGAGTTTTTCTTGAACTGGCTTACTAATTGCCGCCGCAGCACACACAGCTACAATGAGTGCTTGGAACTGGTCATCAGTAAGGTTGAATGGATTTTTAGATTCGGATTTTTTTTCATTTGTATTTTGTCCTACTGGTTGTTGTTGTTGCGCCATCATCATTGGAGCTTGCATATGCATTTGCGTCATTCTTGGATCGGCGCCCATCATTGGTGGTTCGAGTGGTTCCTCGGCTTGACCCATAATATCGGAAATTGAAGTAGAGTCCATCGTCTGTTTATTTTCACTCACATTTTTTTCAGGGGGAATATTCGGCACGAAAGATGTCCCTTGGTTATTATTTAGAGATACCATACCGTCGCCATTGTCTGAAAGATTCATCGTTCTAACGTCTGTCGCCATTTATATGTACATAGTTTTTTGGTTTTAAATGATTACGCATTATTGTCCTGAAGAGTGTAGTTTGGATATAAACACCCAAATGTTTTTATGATTCTGGGTAAATCGTTTAATTTATCGTAATCACACATATCATTATCTATATAAACAGTTTTAGTATGATGACATATATCAATTATAACACGGTACCCATCATCACTATCATCTGGTTTAAATTCATTATAAGCTGGATACACTACAGTGTTAGCATTTTTTATAGGTGTATACATTCGTTTAACAATTGATCTTATCATTTTCTTTTCGTTACTTTAAATGGTGTATTCTTTTTAACTGAATTTGGGTCTCCCACTTTCACGTTTCCATGTTTCGGGTTAAACATCTTTTTATGTGTCTGCCAGTACTCTGGTGCACCGACTCGGAAATTTTTACGAAGTGTTGCTTTATACCAAAAGACACAATCTTCTATTTTATTACTTTTAGAAGTATTATCCAATACCAAACATTCGTAATTTTCCGTACACGAATCCATAACCTTATTAAACATCTCAAAGGATGGAAAAATACCAAAAAAGTTTTTAAACAATTTTTCCCTATTTTGAATAATATTTTCACGTAAAATGAAAATATAATCTATATTTGCCCTGAGTGCGGGTGGTAAATCCATACAGTACTGCATGGTTAACATGAAAAATATCTTCCAATGACGACCATTCATAAAACATTGACGAATACATGTATCTTTCATAAACTTAGAATCATACATACAGTCATCTAAAAGAAGAAAGGCTCCACAATTTTTTTTACCCGCACCAACTAATCTCTTTTGTCTATCCATTACACGTTCAATAGCTTCTCTGTCGTAATCACCATATATGAATAAATCTGGTATATACTGTTGATAATAATGATTACCTTCTTCTGTTGCTGATAAAACTATACCCGCTGGTAAATGTTTTTTATGGTACAGAATATCAGTAACAAGGGTTGATTTACCCGTATTACGTTTACCTATAAAAACACATACTTTATCATCCGCCATGTTTTCAGGTTTAAATTTTCTCAACTGAAGATTCATCTATAATATCGTGTCGTTTTATTTCATAAAATTTTACTCACGTAAAGTAAGAATGGCTGGTCGATTAAACCTTGCTATCACGGGTATCCAGGACCAATGGCTTACTGGGGAACCCGAGTTTTCGTATTTCCTGATGAATTTTAAACGTCATACTAAGTTTTCAATTGAATCTATCGAAACACCTTTTGATGGTGATGTTGATTACGATGCAACTGTAGAGTGTCGTATACCCAAAAACAAAGGGGATCTTATCCGAAGTATGATGCTTAAATTTACTTTACCGCAACCATCTGGTACGGAATCGTCTGGATACGATATAAGATACATAAAATCTATAGGTGCACGTATTATAGAGTATGCAGACCTTTTCATTGGTGGTCAAACTATTGAACGTGTAACGGGTGATTATATCTACATGTATGATCAGATACACAATAACAAAGACGATATAGACCAAACGCTTTATTTCTTAACGGGACACGATAATTACATAGCGGTTTCATACGATTGGGATTATAACGTCCTTTTACCGTTCTATTTTTTTAGACACCCGAGTTTAGCTATACCCGTATGCGCACTCACAAAACAACTCGTTGAAGTACGTATAAAATTTAAAAAACTTGAAGATGTTATTAGTCAGTATAAAACTGCTACGGATATCATCGATCCACCTTCAGACGTTTCATCATCAATTAAAAAAGTATCACTCGTCACCGATTTCTTTTTCGTCACGGAAGATGAAAGGAATTTCTTACTTACACGCCCCATAGAATACGTTATAACCCAACTCCAAATGTCTCAATTTAAATTTAAACCGGGTGAATCTAAAAAATCTGGTATGCTTAACTTTAAAAACCCTGTCAAAGAGATGTTTTTTTTGGCTGTTAGTGATGATGTATACAAATACGAACCAATAAAACAAGTTACCATGAAATTTAACAATAACATAATCATAGACGCTGATAATTTAATGCTCAGTTACGAACAACCATTAAAGTATTATACAGGGGTAACGGGTAATAACTTTGGTGTCTATAGTTTCTCGTTGAAACCGGAAACGTATTACCCTACCGGTCAAGTTAACATGAGTAGAATAGCACATAATTTGATAGATATTGAACTCGATACACCAGACGCGAGTTTCGGACACA